ATCCTGCACCAGAGCTGGCCGCACCATAGCTGCCAGTCTGGTTGACATCACCGCCACTCGCGACACCTCCGTTCGAGGTAGCACCACCCGAGCCGGAACCTCCAGCGCCGCCATTTGCCGCGAGGACGGACGTCCCGAAAGTGGTATTGCCGCCGGCTCCGCCGGCGCCCGCATTGGCGCTGGTGTTTGCGCTGCCGCCGCCGCCGCCTCCTCCCCCGACCATGCGCACCAGCAGCGTTTTGCACCCCGCCGGTGTCGTGTAGGTTCCGGATCCGGAGCTGATCACGCTGCGGGTTCGAGCGATGGATGCCGCATTGAGGTTGGCGCGTGCCTGGGCCTGTTGGGAGGCCGTAAATCCATTGGCTTCCTCGATCGAAACCAGATCTTCCTTGAGCGCGACGATGGCGACCTGCGGTGGGGCAGCGAAATTGATCTTTGCCGTCGTTCCGGCAGACGTGAACAGAATCGTCGTCCGCGCCAGAGTGCCGGTCGACGATGTGTAACCCCCCTCACCGACCTCCCATTGCGTCAGGTCTGCGCTTTCGGCGCGATATTTGTAGAGCCGACCATTGACAGCGCCCGCCGCTGCGGGGCCCTGATAGCCCTGCACGGCCGCGGCATAGGTCCAATCCGTCGTGCCGCCGGCGGTCGGCAGGAACCTGCAGATGTCGAGAAATGCTGCCATGTCAAGTGATCGTCAGAATGCCATTGACCTGGTCGAGATCGACCGTGAACGTATTGCCATTCGTCAACGTGACGGATGTGCCGTAATCCCACCAGCCGATCAGCGGCTTGGTCGCCGACGTCGCGTTGTAGAGTACGGCATATTGAAACGGCCCGATCGAGCCGCCCGCCGCAGTCCACGACGGATCGCTGCCGCCGATGAAACGGAACGTGCCCGCAGCCTGTCCGCCGGTGATCGTTCCGATCGAGACGCCTCCCGCCGTATAGCCGTTGGCGGTCGCAAGATCGGGCGGCGTGTTGTAGACCGTGTTGGTCGCTGTCGGCGCCGTATTTGTCAGATAGATCCTGTAGACATGCGCCGTCCCCGTCAGCATGTCATGCAATGCGTGCGCGACATCCTGGACGAAGCAGTTGAACTTGTTGAATGCGGCCATGTGATTCCTCGGTTGAAAGACGTCAGACGACCTGACCTGAGGGCCGGATGGTCATCGGTCCGGCGTTGAAGGTCGAGGACAGGCCCAGCGTGTTCAGGTCGGCAAGCGCAGTGCTGAAGCCAAGGCCCCAGGTCTGAATGCGTCCGTCCTCCTTGAGATATGGCGCCGACTCCAGCAGAGCGCCGTAGAGATAGAGATCCGGCGCCAGCATCAGCAGCCAGTTCGAGTCGTTCGAGGCCAAGGGCGGAATGGTCCGCCGGTAGACCATCTCGATCGTGTAGGCCGCGTCCGGCCGCGGCGCGAGTTCGATCTGATCACCGAACAGCGAGAAGTAGCGCGGCTGGCCTGCTACATTGCAGATACGGGAGCGATATTCGTCGAGCTGGACGCCCGACTTGAACTCCAGCGGCGGCTGGCCGCGAACGCTGGTCAACCGGATTCGTCGCATCGACTGGAAGTCGGACGGCAGCGCGATGAAATTCGGCTCCGCGGAGCCGAGATCGACGACGGCGATGGCCCGCCGCTCCATCTGCCGCACGAACAGCTGACGGTTGAGCTTGGCCTCGGCGAGTTGGATGAAGCTCGGGATTCGCGACACCAGCGTGGTGTCCTGGTCGCGGGCCAGGTATTCCGAGACTGCGGACTGCAGAGACGAATAGTTCGAGATCAAGGGCATGACGGTCTCGACCTCCATCCGCTATGCAGACCGGCCTTGTCCGTGCGCAGATAGGCCCAATCCGGATCCGCGAGCTTCTTCTGCACGATGGCATCGAACTCCGGCGTGAACAGGCGCAGCCGCGTGTTACCCCGGGCATACTCCTCGTTCAGCCATTTGACGTAGATGACGTTCGGAATGCGCGCGACGAGCCGTCCCCAATCGCTATGCTGCTCGTCACGGCGCGCATCACGATTCCAATCCAGGATCGGCGCGACATCCTGCACATGCTCGATCACCAGGCGCGTGCCATCTGGATCCAGATGCGGGCGAATGGTCACTCCCATCACGACAGCTCCGTGACCCACAATGTGCCGGCGGTCGCGGTGACCAGGCCGTTGCTGGCAGCCTTGATCGCCGCAATGTTCTGCCCCGGCGTGACGGTCACGTATTCGACCGTGTTCGCTGGAAGAAACACATCCGTCGTGGTGGCGGTCTGCACGCCGTCACCAATCCGGTAGCAGCATGCGGAGCTGGCTGCGAGCCTGAGCTGAAACGTGCCCGGCCCGAACTTATTTGTCGCACCGACGCTGCCGTCATAGGCGATGGTCTGCGTGGCGCCGACCCGGGACGATGGCTGTTTCGGAAAGAACGACATCTCAGGCTCCCTTCACCGTGATCGAGAAATGCATCGGCACCGATGCCCCCGATGCGCCGGATGGCGTCAGCACGATGACGTCGTCTTCATTGAGATAGGTCGGCGAAGCCGCAACGACCGAGAACAGCTGCCCTGCGGCGGAGGCCGACTGCGGGACGGCGAAGCTTGCGACGTTAGCGCCGTTCACCGCCACGGTGATGGTTCCGTCCGCGGTCGTGATGGCGCCGCCGAGGATGCCTGCGACCTTGAGCAGACGGCTCCGGAAGGGGGCGCGAGCATAGGCCGCGACGGGGCTGGCGCCACAGGATGGCGTATAGGCCGTGAGATCAGCTGTATTCAGGGTGCGGTTGCCGGGAAGCGGCATGAATGATCCTCCAAAAAAATGAAGGCGGCCCGAAGGCCGCCTGAGCTCAGGATGATGATGGGACCAACTAAGCAACGGTGTTGTCGAAGATGCCACCGCTGGCCTTCTCGTTGCGCGCGACCAGGGCATATTCGGCAAGGATCTGCCGCCGGTCGGAATCCCCGGTCTTGGCCAGCGGGATGGAGATCATGTTGCGACCGTTGAGATAGGCCACGGCCCATTTGTCCATCTCCAGCACGAGCACGTCGCGCGCGCGCTGGAAGCGGCTGGCGACCACCTTGAGCTTGCCGAAATCGGACTCATAGGCATCGACGGAGGCCACGATCTTCTTCGACTTGGCCTCCTCGATCGCGGTCGAGCGACCGGTGAAGGTCGAGAACACCTGCTTGTTGAAGGCGCCGGTCAGGATCGTGCCCGGCTTGCCGCCGTTGATCCAGATGGACGACAGCACCGTCTTCAGCCGCGCCTCGGTGAAGGCGATCTGGGTGCCGTCGGTGCGCGTGCCCGTGCCGTCGGCGGCGGTGGGATCGGCTGCGCCGCCGGCCGTACTCTTCGACGTGTTCGAGACGATCCAGGACAGGATGGACGCGGTCTTGCGCGGCGTCGTCGTGTTGCCGACCACCTTGGCCTGGTTGGTGCCGCAAAGGATGGTCTCAAGATCGCGCTTGAGCTCGAGGCCCTTGAGCATCTCCTGATAGGCGAGCTCGTTGTCGCGACCGGCATGGTCAACCGCCTGCTGGGTTCCGGAGACACGCGCGACCTTGTAGGAGATCTGGCACTGATTGCCGAGGCGAACGGTCGGCGTGGTCACGTTGGTGTTGGGGTCGTCGCCTTCGAGCTGGGCATTGGTGCCGTCGGCCGGCGCCAGCGCCTGGGTTTGCCATTCGTGATTGACGGCCGTCGCCTTCTCCTTGTCGACGCCGCTCATGAACGGCGTGTCGACCGGATCGATGCGGTAGATCATGTCGCTGAGGTCTTCACGGTTGCCGACCGCCTGGTAGGTAACGAAGGTGGACGTGGGTGTAGTCATCGGTGATCCTTGATGGTGGTTGCGCAGCGCACGGCAAACGCCGCGATCGCGCCGTCCGCATGCGGACGTCACGCGCGCGTACGCGCCGACACGCGGCTTGCGCAGATCTGGAGATGGTCTGAGGCGTTCAGGTCTCGCCGGCACAATGGCGCGAGAGATCTCTCCCGGTTCGGCTCCCACGAGACGTCGATGCCGTGGCGCCCGCGGCAGGCGGGGTCGGCAGAACCAGCTATCGAGAACCTCACCTTGTTGAGATGGTGACGTTCAACAGCACGGCATTTGGCGGTGAGCCGGACGACGTCACGGCTCACGAAAATGCCCGCGGCGGGTTATTCCGGCGCGGGCTCATTTAAGTCTTGCGATCTTGCCCTTATGAAGGTGATTTGCCCGACGTGTCAATGGGTGATTGTTTGAATGCGAATCGGACCGCAAGACCCTGCCGATGCGTCCGACTTTGATCATAGTCCCAAGGCTCGGCGGACCAGCCTGAACGTATAGCCGAAGAACACTACGATCAAGATCGAGATGACGGGAGCCACGATGGAAGTCCTGAGTTGTCGTCATTCATGAATTGCCGGATCGCCGTCCCAGCTGATTGATGCTGGGACCATTCTCGTCGGCTGTCCAACCACGAACCGACGGAATCTTCTTCAATATCTCAAATGGATTTTTCACGTCATCGCTCCACGAATGACTCTCCGCAGGCTTGTCACCGCGCATTCTTTCTGGTCGTGACTGTTCTGTTGATAGTGATTTCTCATGGATCATGGATCACCGTGCCGAGACGATGACGCGCGGCGAGCGCGTCGACTTCCTCCTGATGGCCGGGATAGGCTTCATAGATGATCTTCGTCTTCAAGAAGACGTGGTATCTTGG